CACACTCAACCCTAGCAGAAAAAAGACTGGGTCAAAAGCCACACCGCCCTACTCCCCGGGGATCGGGAGCACCGACACAAAGACCGCGGTCGCCGTCGTGACCAGCAGCCTGTAGGTGCCGGCCGGTAGGGCGACAGCGCCCGAAGTGCCGTCCGCGCTCAAAGCAGTAGTAGCAGTAAGATAGGTAGCGCCATCTGGTCCCTGCCTTTGCAACGTTACGCTTCCGCTATTCCACGTCCCGATAACGTCGACGACGTAGCAGCCCCCATCCAGCTTGAACGGGTCTGGCGTGGTGGAGATGTTTCGAAAATTGACGGCATCGCCATGAGCCCGCATTACAGCACCTTGAAGTTTGAAGGCCCGTAATTCTGGTCTCGAATAAAGTCCTCGAACTGTTCGATCGCCAGATAAATCTGCTTGAGGCTGGTGAATTTCGCCATATCGACCCGGATCTCGATGTCGCCGGCGCCGGGCACAGCCGCCCCAACGGTGATATCCTCCGGGTTGTTGTCTTCAGTCCCGGCGACAGTCATGCTGAGTGAAACGGATGCCATGAGTCCTCCTACTGGGTCAAGCCAGCGACAGCCGCGGCACGCGTGAACATGTCGTTGAAGACCGCGCGAAGCTGACCCATCGACGTGATGTTGAGATTGCTGAAGTCAATGATGATGTCGGGCAAGTTGAGGTTGGAACCTTGCGCCGTGATCGCGGACTGCACGCTCGACATGGTCGTGCTGACCTTGACGCCAAGGCTGACTTCGCTCGAAATGCCGGTGGAAGCCAGCGTGCCCTGGCTAAGCGTGCTCGACGTGCCGGTGTCGATTACGGTAGCCTGGCTAAGCGCGACCGAAGCCCCGGTCGATACGACAGTTGCGATGCTGGTGCCGGACGAGACTGCCGTCGACACCGATGTAAGGCGCGATGCCACCGTGGAGATGCCGACATTCGCGGTCGACAATGACGATGACGCCAGAAGCCAGATGCTGTTCTCGGTCGAGACGTTGGCCGAAGTCGAGGTGGTCGTGGTGTTCGACTGGGCGGTCGAGAGCAGGGTCGCCAGCGAAGTCACCGACGACAGCAGGGTCGACAGCGACTGGGTGCCGGACAAAGCCGCGCTCTGGCCGATCGAGATCGAGTTGGCGACCGACAGCAGGGTCGAACCATTGACCGCCTGGCTGACGTTGGTCGATTGAGTGGTCGAGAGCAGGACCGAAACGCTGTTGTCCAGCGACAGGTTGGTCGAGACCACACTGGAAACCGAAGTCGCAGCGGACAGGACCGCCGAATTGGATGTGCCGAGCGAAGTCGCCGCCGACGTGATCGCGGACGTCGAGACCACATTGCTGATAAGCACGACCGAGCTCAGGAACGTGGAGATCTGGGTCGACGCGAGAGTCGCCAGGCTGGTTACGCTGGAGACGCCCGACGACATGCTGGTGTCGGCCGACTTGTTGCTGGAAATCTGGGTCTGGAGAGCCGAAATCTGACTAGCCGCCGTCGATGCGCCGGATACGGTCGCGGTTTCATTGGCGACCGCGGTCGATACGCCGGTGTTGGCCAGAACGCCCTGCGACAATACGGTCGAGATGCCGACCACAGCCGTCGACAGCGAACTGGACAGGCTGGTGAAGGCGCTAAGGCCGCTCGAAACGTGGGCACTGGTCGGTGACGCGGCGTCGGCCACCATGGTCGAAATGGCCGTCGAGAACAGCACGCCCAGCGAAGTCACATTGGATAGGCTGGTGCTTTCCAGAATGGCGCCGGAGATCGCGGTCGAAACAACGACACCCGCCGAAGTCGTGGTCGAGAGCGCACTCGAGGCAATTGCCGACAGCGAAGTCTGGGTCGATTTGGTCGTGCTGGACGAAGATGAAAGTGCGGTGTCGAGCGACAGTGCGCTGGAAACCTGTGTAGTCTGCGAAGTCTCGGCTGACAGCGCGCTCGACAGCGTAGTCGACATCGAGGTGTTGGCGTTCACCACATTCGATACCGAAGGAGCGATCGTCAAATTGGCGGCGTCAGCGCCATTCAGCACCTTGGTCGTCGGGTAGGCAGCGGGGTCCCTGATGGCGGTCCCGAGTGTTCCGGCAATGGCGATACGAACGGCCATCCAAGGCTCCTAAAATTCGGCCGCCGACCTCAATGAGGGAGGACAAGGCCCAGCGGTCGGCGGCCCGGAACAGCCCGAAGGCGGCCCCGATAGGTTAATTCACTACTTGCATCAGAAGCCCGATATTGCCGGCGGTAGCAGTGCCGGAAACAACGGTCTGAACCGCAAGAACGACATCAATATAGCCGCCCGGATCGGACGACAAGCCCACCTGCTGCCACAACGGCGAGTTAATCAGACTGGCGTCGAGATTAGACAGCGCATTGATCTCCTGGCCAGCGGCCGACTGGGCGAACGCCTTGGCGGTAACAAAGCAGTTGGCTGAAATCAGCGTGCCCTGAAGGGAAGCCGGCGTGCCGTCGTTGATGCTGTCGCTGTAGTAAGCGCCGAGATTGACCGCCAGGCCGGTTGAACTGTCGAGACCTGCCTTGGTGGACAGCCATGCCTTCTTGATAATGCAGGACGTCGGCAGCCGGACCATCTTGTAGGTCGAGCTGGTCGAAGCCAGCCCGCCGGCAGTCGCGAGGATATAGTCGGAATGGTCGACCAGCCGACCAGCCGCGCCAAGACCTTCGGTCAGCGGAGCATTAAGCGACGGCGCAGCCGCGTCGAGGCTCGTGATCGAGGCAGATTTTACGGTATCAGCAGCCACGGTTCAAGCTCCCTAAGGTGTGATGTCGGCCCCAGTGCTGTCGGCGCACTGGATTTGAAGAACCTTGCCCGGCTGCGTGCGGGTCGCACCGAACGAGACCATGGTGTAGATCTGGTACGGATGCCCCGACAAGTCGTTACGCTGGCTGGCGATGTTGCTCATGTCCTTCCATACGCCGAGATACATCCCCGATTTGGCGAAGGCAATGCACTTGCGGATGGAACTCGCCACCGCAAGCCGCTCGGACACGACGATATCGAAGCCGAGGAAGCGGGTGATCTTGCCGTCGACCAGCACCGGCTTGTCGTTGAACTCGGTTGATACGACCTGAACCTGTTTGAGCAGGTCGGCTTCCTGGGTCGAGCCAATCACCAGCGTCACCGGGTCGATATCGAGATCGACATGATAGTGGCGGAATACGCGCTTGGCTTCGATCAGCTTGGCGACCGTCAGGCCGACGCTGGTCGCACCGGCGCCGAAAGTGTCGACGACCGCGAAACCGGCGTTGCCGACAGTCGTGCTGGAGTTGAAGGTTTCGGCCGACAGCGAGGCGGCATCCTGGCCGGTCTGGCTGGTGGCGAAGGCGTTAGCGATGATGCAATCGTCCCAGGCGCGTCCGACCGCCAGTGCGGCATTGTCGGACAGCGACGACTTGGGATCGACGATCGTCTTGAGCTCGTCGAAGCTGTCGATGAGCTGCGCAATTTCCCCGTCCTGCGGGAAAACCCAGCGGCGGGTATATTCGGTTGAAGTGCGCTGAATCGGCGAGAAGCGGCCGGCGGGCGCCTTGAGCTGGACCGCGCCAACCTGATTGACCGGCGAAGCCATCTTGCCGACATGGGAACCTTCACGGACCTTGCCACGCAGCTTCGACCCCATCTGCTGGAGCTTGAGCTCCAGGACGGTCGAGAACTGAGTCGTGTAAAGTTGATACAGACCTGTGTCAGCCACGGTAATGCTCCAAAGTTCAGATTACGATTTGGAGACCGTACCCGAACCCGGGGGTCAGACTGACACTTGGAGCGGCCCTTGGAAGGGAGTGCGCTTAGCGTCTGGGAGACACAGTTACCTGCTATGCTTAGGGCGTGTCAACAACTTTCTTGAGGAGGTCGTGATATTGCGACTTATTCGCAGGGTTGTCGATATGGTAGGCCCAGACAGCTTCCATATCCTGGTCGCGCGGACCTTTATGTGCTGCCAGCGCCTCAAGCAGCATTTCGCCACCGGCGGCCGGATCAAAGTCCGGGAAGTAATAGCCTGCCTCCTTGATGCGCGAGGAGTTGTGAATCAGTGGATAGCCAAGCGACAGCACGTCCCAATAAAGGTAGTTGAGATCGTTTTCCCATTGATGGGTAATGACTGCATCGACTTCCCGCCCGAGCATGGCCACGATGCCGTGGCGTCCTTCCGCGGTGACTTTGCTGGCCTTGCCGAGTGTCAATGCGGCGATATAGCTCTCAAAGTGAAGGCGGCCCTTCAGATGTTCGGAGCAGAACAGCATCATGCGGCGAATCCGGTCAGGCTCTTTCCGATGTGCTTCCTCCGCCACCAGCAACGGAATGTGGAAAGACTTCACGACATTGATGTTGGGATCGAAGGTGGCCAGGCTCCACTTCTCGGGCAGCCCCTTGAACTGCGGATCGACCCCCATCGAAGTCGTGGCGTGCGCGATCGCCGCTGGCGACCAGATATGCGGCGCTTCCTCGACCGGACCGCCGATCATCGCCGTGACTCCGGCGTTCATGTGCATGTGCTGCGGAGTAATCCATACCGCATCGAACAGGTCGGTGGCAGTGACGCTGCCGCGCGAGGCGGCATCACCTTCGAGAAACACACTCTCGAAGTTCATCACCAGCGAATTGCCGGCCATATAGCTGACCAGCTTGCCCTTGCGTTCGCGGTAAGGCTCGGTGAAATCCTTCTCCAGCCGGATGCCAAGCTCGATGATGACATCCAGCTTGAGCGCATCTTCTTTTTCATTGATGGTCGGGATCATGAAGCAGGCGCTGATCGGGTGCACCGGCTGCTCGCC